ATGAACTTACTCTTCGTAGCTGTCACCCGGCTACCACGACCAACCATCTGCAGGTACAAAGCCAAACTTGTAGTCGCTCGATACAGGATTACGACTTCTGTCTCCGGATCATCAAAGCCTGTCGTAAGAATGCCCACGTTGCACAGAATTGCGTCGGGTGTGTTCTTGTACCAGTTCAATATAGATCGTCGATCCTCGTTGTGCATTTCGCTATCTACGTGCTTTGCTGGAAGTCCGGCTTCCTTCATCTTATCGCATAGCTCAATAGAGCTTTCAATATTACTGCTAAAGACGATCGCCTTCTTACCTGGGCAAACCTGCATGTAGTTCTTAATTACCCCGCCGTATACTTTCCGGTCGCTGTATGCCTTGCCCATCTGGGCAGCATCGTATTCGCCTTGGTACATGCCGACGCCAGACAAATCGACTGGGACTTTGTAGTATTCCGGATCTGCCAGGTAGCCATCCTTAATCAATCCTTTTATGCTGACTGATTCGACAAGCTGGGTGTAGTGCTTGGATAGCGACGTCTGCTGGCCAACCCTAATTGGTGTTGCGGTAGCACCAATTACGTACTGATCTGCGTGAAGGTGTGGGAAGATTTTATCAAATGCCGTTTTGTGCGCCTCGTCAAATATTACGAGCTTCATCTGTTTCAGCAGATCACTCCACAGTGGAGTGTGAACTCTCCGCTTCATCGTTTCAATCATGGCCACATAGCAGCTTGCATCCTGGTACTTCTTGTCTCCAGCCGTAATCTTGACCGGGTTGAGTTCAAACTGCTGCAGAGCGTAGTGCGTTTGGTTCATCAACTCTTGACGATCCGTCAGGATCATAACTTTATTGCCCTTGTCTATTGACTGCCGAGCCATGTGGCTGAACATAACGGTCTTTCCGCTGCCGGTAGGGCTGCACAGTATTAGACGCTTGTGTTGGTTACTCATGTGCATTTTCATAGCCTTAATGGCTACGTTTTGGTATGGACGTAGTTTCATAGGTTGATGTTCGGTGGTAAGAGTGGTAAGAGAGTGGTAAGAGTTAAAAAGCAACTGTTACCACCAAAATATTGGGTTTGCAGTTTGCATACGATGTTTTTTGGCTCGGTGGTAAGAGTGGTAACTACTTTTAAGAAATAAACTATATTTATTATTACACACACATGACGCATGCATGCACACATCATATAGGTTAAATTGAAAAAAACGCGTTTCACTCTTACCACTCTTACCACTTTTGTGTTTTTAGAAATTCGGTTCAGACAGGCTAACTTCTGCTAATGTCCTCTTAGACATCAGATAACAGCGTTTTGTGATGTTGCTGCCACGTTGTTTAATACTCTTCCTCTCGAAGCCCATCCTCTTAAGGTATTGCCCAATCTTGTAGATGGTTATGTTCGAAGTCTTCAATCCGCTGATGTTCAGGATGTACTGATACACATCGGATGTCGTAAACCATTCGGCACCCATGACTGTGCCAGGTGGCTCGTAATACTTTTCTATCATCTCGCCTTCTATACTGACCTGAAGGTTCTGCTCTGTCTTTTCCTTGAGGTATTCGCAGTCCGTTCCTGTGAGCATCCAATCCGTAGGGTTATCGTGATAATAGTGATACAGCTCAACGAACAGCGCAGCCTTGTCTATAGCTTCATAGGCGTCCCAATTTATGCTGGCGACGTTGATAGGTATGATGCGCCGGTTGCCGGTTGGATCGTTAATGACCTCCTCTTCATTTGACGTGCCGCAAAGCACCGCATACCTGGTTAGATCTTCGTGCGTTTTGCCGTAGGGCTTACGAACGCTAAAGGTCTGGCGGCTGGATAATTCCTTGAGTTTCTTAGCCTCCATTTTGCTCTTGCCTCCAAATTCGTCATCGCAGAGAATAACCTTTTTGCACATTAAAATTTCGTCATCCTTGCCGCCATCAAGTTTTGATTCTCCATAATATCCGCGCAGCTCTTCGGGTAATAGGTTGCGGAAGAAATTGGTCTTGCCAATGCCTTGTGGACCTGTTAGCACGAGGCAGATAATCGAATACTGCCCATGCATCGATGCGACAATAGAGGTCAGCCATTTCGGTAGGAATCGCCTGATGTATGTGGAATCATGGACATCACTGCTAATTGTATCGCACATCCTTTCGATGTTGCCGGTAGGTCTTGATCGCTTCTGCCTATTAAACCACTCCTTGAACGGATCGTATTGGGGTGTCCATTCTGAATCGATAATATCAAAGACGAGCTGCTTCTTAACCTTGCTCCCCTGCTGATCTATGGCCTCCAGGTAAATCGTGTTTAGCACCCGATCATCGACAGGCTTGCCATCCAGCTCATACTGCCTTGTCACTTTGTTCATCCGGATGTTGTAAGTGCTAATTTGCGCCTTGAGCGCATCTAACATCTCATCCGCTGAAGGCTTATCTATTTCCTTTGCCGGCATCATAAACGTATCGTTTACGCGCTGATTCGCATCGTTGATGCCCTCTTGCTCCAGTTGTTTTAACGTCGCGCTCTTAGCTTTATCTTCATCCGCCCATCCTCCCTGCTTCCCAATCTTGAGCCGGTTCGTTTGCGCAATCATCTGCACCCGCATAGTCTCGGCCGTTTGTATCTCGATGTTCGCATTCTTACACAGGAACATGAACGTCGCAAAGGTGACCTTGCCCCGAGTTCCCTTTAGTATAACAGTGTACTTGGAATCGCATATTTTGTAGTCATACTTTAGCGACTGACTGCTGACCAGGTGGAATAGATCTCGCCCTTCCTGGCTGTCTCCGTATTTACTGACGATAGCCATCCCGATCTTCACCCAGTCCTCATATGATTCGCACAGGTTAACACGCTTCTGCTGAATCTGGTCAGTGATATAGCTGATGTCTTTGTCGCTGTGGACGTAAATGGTTTTGGGTAGGAACTTAGGCTTTTCTAAATACTGCTTAAATACCGGCGGCATTTTGTCTGCCTTGTATAAATCGGGATCGTAACTGACGTAGCGCAGTCGTGTCACATCCTTGCAAGATTCGTCTACAATCAGGTGGTAGTTGTCGGCTATGTACTTACTCAATCCAAGAAACGCATCCAGGTGTTTCTCAGAATCAATGCGAAATAGCACTGCCAATCCATATCCACCGGTAGACGTAAAAACGCTATAGGTGTACTTATCATCAATAAGCGCCTGGCGTTTTGTTTGCAGATCCGGGTTGTTCTGCTGGTCAATATCCATGCAGATGAATCCGCTGTGTTTGGTTATGTTGTCAGCGTTCCGTCTGCTAAATTCACCGCTTAGGGTTATGCATTCCAATGTCTCCTTCTTCACCTTGCCTATTCTTACATTCGTCACTTGGTCTTCATACGTACCGTTTTTGACGTTGTCTAAAAAATTATCAAGATGGATTGTGGTTCTCGGGACTACGTCCTTGTGAGTTTTGAAAAAACTGCAGTTTGTCATTATTAGAATTTATGGGTAGAAAAAAATGCCCCGACTGGTCGAAGGCAGTCGGGGCAGGCCAAGGTAGCGGCTTTGCTTACGTCATTGATTGGCTTCGACTCCGCTCTCTGACTCTGGTACAAATATACAACATTAAGTCATATTGCGACCTCGCCTGTCGTGTTCGTCTGCAACATTTCGCATCGCGTCAATGACCGAGTTGTCCATGTACGTTGCGGCAATCGCAAGGTCGTAAAACAACTGCACCAGTTCAGTGGCAGTCAGGTCGCTGTCGTCACTTTCGATGCTGATGCGCTTGCCGTCGATTTGCAAGCTTAGCTTTAAGCCAAGGTCAGAATGGGAGGTCGTTGCCATTGTGTTTAATTTATGATTGTGTCTATTAGTTGAATCCTTTGCCCTATCCACCGCATCACAGGAACTGCCATTGAGTTGCCGCAAGCCTTGTATCTTGGCCCATCAGGACATTGGTCAGCAGGTTTGTTGCGGTAGGGGATTTGCGTCCAATCATCGGGAAATCCCTGCAAGCGTTCGCATTCTTTGGGGGTCAGTCTTCGGATAGCCATTTGCGGAGTATGAACTCCATACGAATCACACCCAGCCCTTAATGTTGGGGCCATTTCTTCACTATACCCTATTCCTTTTGCGGCAGAGCCTTGTGTTGGTAAAAAGCCTGCCGATTTTGTTTGCAACACGGCTCCAATATGCTCGGTGCTTGTATTGGTACGAATGGTCTGCGTGGTATGGTTGTTGGTGGTGTAGTTGTAGGTGTCCACGGCTACACAAGGGCCGCTCATTTTAGCAAGGTCAGTCTTAAGCGTTTGAGTGATGCCTTGGTCAACTTGTGCAGTTCTCCAGTCCACGGCAATGGGTTGCAATACCTTTAAGTCGCTTTCGGCACAGGTAACTGTTGGACTTGCTTTGGGATTTTCGGTAATATAACATCCGCCATTTGGCCTGTCTGCTCTTTTCCCATTCGCATCATTAAAGCAAATTTGAATGGGTTGAGCGACAAACTCTCTTTCCCCGCCTTGTCGTGACCCTTGGCCTTTGTAGTAACTCGCGTCTATTGGGCCTGCAATCTTTTCCATCGTAATCGGTTGAGCAACAACATTCGTACTCCTTACATCCCCTTGGTCAAAGCAATTCAGCGTGTTTGCTTTCTCGTCTTTCTCCCAGGTTTCAAAATCGGTTTCGGATTGCGCTCTGCGTACTTTGCGAAATGGTTGAGCGATTGCAATACCTCCTTGATTCTTTGATGGTTCAGGAGTGGTCGTGTCAATGGTCTTGCTCGTTTGAACCTCCCTGCATCCACTATTGGGATTGGATGATTTCATTGAGTTGGAAGCAAGAGAATCAAAGGAATAAGCGACAGGATGAGGCACTAATGGTGTGTGGCCTCCACCCATTCCCATTGCGGCCGGCAGTGTTGGACATACATCAATGCTGACCCCCTTTTGTGGATGTTCCCCAGCGAGTATCGGTATGGGTTGAGCGATTTGTTTATCCTGCGTTGTAGAAATAGTAAATGCTTTTTCATCCTCGCCCAAATAACCTTTGCCTCCTCCTTCGCACCCACCACGAACCTTAAATGCGTGAACTGGATGAGCGACTTGCTCATAAACCATATTCCCAGTTTCATTGCTTCCACTCGGCCCTCCATAGCCAGTCTTCCATTTGCTCGTAACGCAGGGACTTACATTTCCTCCCGCGCAGCTGACATCGCTTGCCTCTCCAACGCCTCCTTTAGCATCGGTGGTAACTTCTTGCCTCTTTTTTCTGCTCGGTTTAATATCCCTTGACAGGCTTTCGCGCTCAAATAGAACCGCTGCGGCAGGTCGCCAATCTCCAAGGTATCCGACAACAAACACTCTTCTGCGTCTTTGTGCGACTCCGAAGTGTTGAGCGTCAAGAACCCGGTAGGCGAACCCATACCCGAGTTCCCCCAACGCCCCGAGGAAGGTGCCAAAATCCTTTCCTCCGTTACTTGACAGCACACCGGGGACGTTTTCCCAGACAATCCACCTTGGCTTTTTTGCGTCAGCCAATGAGAGAAAGGTGAGCATAAGGTTTCCTCGTGGGTCAGCAAGTCCTCCTCGAAGGCCAGCCACGCTGAAGGACTGGCAGGGTGTTCCTCCGACCAAAAGGTCAATTGAACTGGCTCTGAATGTTTCATTTTCTGTTAGTTTAGTCATATCCCCCAAATTTGGTACAGTGGGGTATCTGTACTTCAGAACTTCTGAAGGGAAGTGTTCAATCTCGCTGAACCACTGGGCTGTAAATCCCAATGGCTCAAACGCGACTGAAGCAGCTTCAATGCCTGAACAAACGCTACCGAATTTCAAAACGGCAAATCATTTGAAGGTTGCAAATGCGACTCCGCCTTCGGCTTGCCAGCGTAGTAGTCCGCGCTGTTCGGCGATGGCTGCTGCTTGACCTGCACGTTGCCGGCCAAGAACTCGCCCTTAGCGCCTTGCTTGCGCCACAGCGCGACTTGGTATTCGACGCCGTTGAGCAGTAGGTTGCCCTTCCACGAGGGAGCGTTGGCATTGTCGGAGTTGTTGGTGAAGACGCTGATGTCGCCGTCTTTCTTTTGGTATGTACTCATAAAATTAGGTTGGGTTTATAAATTTTTTGGGTTATGGTTGTAAAGATAAGGGTGGTTCTTGCCATTCTTGGCACTCGTTCTCAAATGCTGCGTCGTGGAAGAAGTCGAGCGGTGTCTGATCCAGCCATGCCTGCGCACTTTCTGTTTCACTGTCGCTCATCACGGCTTTTTTCCATTCAAATAGCACTGGAGGAACTTCCCCGACTTTGACTTCGGGTGTGGTTATGTCAAGTTTTATGTACTTGAAACTTGACACCCAAGCGTCAATGACGTCGATGCTGCCAGCGTGTTCGTGATTCCAATCGTGTGCCTCGTATTCGATGTGGATTATAGGTTCAATGAAGCCGCCGTCGTGCGGGATTGGGTAGAAGTGTGAAAATTGGCGTTCTCTGCTCATTGGTTGGTTTGGTTTAGGTGTTCATACTTTTTACGTTCTTCAGTCACCCCGAGGTTGTACGCCTTCTGCATTTCTTGGAGTGCCGACCGGTACGCCTCCGCCCAGACCGGGTAGAGGCGCGCCGAAACTTCGGGCGATACATTTTGGAATAGCTGGCCAACAAGCGTCACGATCTTGCCCAATTGCATGTTGTGGTGTATGAGCGACATCATCGCTTCGTCGCGTTCAAATTGTGTCATCGGAATGTTACGGTTAGAGTGGTCTTGGCAGGCTTCACTGGTACCACCGGCACGACTTCGCCAGTGTTAGGATCAACGATGGCGGCGGTGCTTGCCATCTTAAACGCAGTCTTGATCAGCTCCTGCCGCGCTTTGAGCCGATCATTCAACTCAACCCATGCTGGATCTTGCGTAAAGTCAGGCATGTCACGCGGTTCACGTAGCTGCACACTTGCGCCGTGGAACTTAAACTCGCCCTTGCCGTAGGTTGCGGCGGTGTCTTTGGCTACTTCCTCGGTTAGCTCAATGATTGCCTCCAGCGCCTTCACAACCGCCTTGCAGCGGATGTGAACGGAAAGCGGATCAACGTTGCCGTCCATTACTTCGGCGGTGACGTGGTTGACAAAGGCTTCGATCTCGGCTTTGTCGATGTTGGTAGGGAGCGTCAGCATTGGTCACCTCCTTGCAGTTGAGCGATGAACTGTTGGCGCTCTTTCATCTGACTTTCCTTGAAGGCCAGCAGATCCATATGCTGCTTCCAGCCGAAGGCGTAGCGATCTTCGCGTTGCTTGTGGATGAACTTAGTCATCAGGGTTTTGGCTTCTTGCTTTTTCATTTGTTTGGTTGTTAAAGGGTTGAAAGGTATTTGATTCCGTTTTCATACTTGGCAGCATCCCAGTTCTCGCGTGCCTCCAGCTTGTAGCGCTGATCGGGATCGGCGACCTTAGCCATCAGCATTTGACCGTATTTCACGCGCAGGTCGGTGAGCATCTGCTCTTTGCCGATAGCCAGCGTCATCTCTTCAGCGGTTGCGATACTTGTTTCCAAGCCGATCCCGAAGTTGCCAAGCGCTCTGCCCCATGCGGAGGACTCGCAGTTTTCAACGTAGGATGTCTTGTTAATCGCGCTGCTGGTGCGGTCTTCCTGCGCCATGCCGCTGGCGACGATGCGGCCATTGGGATCGGTGATAATCGCGTTCAGGACGCAGAAGTCGGGTGTCAGCTGCACGACTTCGGTGGTGAGTGAATGATCGGCGAAGTTGGCGCGGAAGTATTTAAGGCGCTCAACTACCTCGACGTATGGTTTACCCTTGATGTTGGTCGTTTTGAATTGGTGCATTTTTGGTTGGTTTAGTTGGTTGGTTTGCAGCGAAGTTCAACGCGGCGCGGATGCTGCCAAATCGCGCCCGGCATAGGGTGAGGGTGTCAGCCTCGCAGTAGACGGAAGTAAGTTGCATTTTTGACTGGTTAGAAAGTGTAGGTGTCATCTTCTTTGTTGAGTTCATTGGTTTTTTTTAGGTACGCAAATATACATAAATAAATAATAGGCAGCGCGCAGAATGATATGTACCACCACCAGCGGTCATGGAAGTCTGCCATCATGTATACCATGCTTAGCACGAATGGAAGGATAAGGAGTAGGTTGGCCATTAGTAGAATAGGTTTTGGAAGTTAGACAGTGTGCGGTCTTTGCCAAGCACTATCAGCAGCATTTGTATTTCGTTGAAGGTGCATTGGGTGTAGAAGTAGTTGGTTGTCAGGAACTCGATGCAGAACTCTCTGCTGTGCGGAAGTTCGTAGCTTTCAATAGTCGCGCGGGTTTCGTCGCTCATGCGATCCCAAAGGGTTGGTGGTCTTTGCATTTTAGTTTTGGTTTAGAAGGGTTTGACGTGCTTGAAGGTACCGGCCGTAGAGTTCGTAGTTGAACGTCAGCGGCTTCTTGGTTTCGCTGGATGAAGGTGTTGCGGTGCGTTCGAGCATGTAGCGGATGTGGCGATGCCACGCGTAGAGATAAGCAGGGATGAAGTTCATGGTTTGGTTGGGTTTAAGGTTGGCATTGGTAGAGGTGTTGATGATCGTTGGAAGCGGATGAAGCGGAACCAGTCGCGGTGTTGGCTGCGAAAAAGCGCGTCTACAATTTGACGTGTCCGTGTCGGGTTGCTGTTGGCAGTGAATGGATAGTCCGCGTGCATTGCGTACATGCCGCTTGGCAGCTTGTGGATGTAGGCCTCAACGACGATGCCGTTGTCGAGGGTGATCGGTGTGTGAGTGATGATCTCGTGGTTCATTGGGTTGGGTTGGTTAAAGGGTTAAAAGATTGCGCGTTGGTGAGCCGCGCCCCTCGGTTGGTTATGCTAAAGGAATTTCAACATTCATTGCGTCAATTAAAAAAGCGCTTTGCGGCACTTTGTAGACCATTAGCAAGCAGTTGTAGAAATACGCCACATCCTTAATAGTACCGAGTGCGTATTGGGTGTTAGAGAATTGAAAAATAACGTGCTTTGAATCATTCTCTATTTTACTAAAAAGTTCTGAAGCTTGAGTCGAAAATGCCTCGTTGATTTCGATTGTGTAAAATTTGTGGTGTGTCATTGGTTGGTTTTTTTAGTTGGTTAAATTTCTACCGTTTTGGTATATGCAAATATACATACATATATATATACAAACCAAACTTTTTTTATTTTTTTTTTCTGCGTTTCCAGCGCGTATAGGTACATTCCGAAAAAAACTTTCAGACGCCCCCGATTTCCAAGCCTTGATTTTTCGCCGTTACCTCAACCGAGCGAACAAAACGACGCTCGCGAGCAGTCCCAAAATCGCCCCCATTAGCAGTATCGGCCACCTGCTTTTGCGCTTCTTCGGCTCAACGACGACAGTGCGCTCTACGATTGTCGTATCACGCAAAATAAGCCTCTCTACGACCGTATCTCTGCGCAGACGTATGACAATGCCACTACCTGAATTTGCGACGCTTAGAACGCTTGTTTTCGCGCTATCACGCAAAGTGAATCGGCGTATCAACCCGGCACTGTCGCAAAGGTCGGGAAGCGTCAACTCCGTCAAGCTGCCAGCGGTCACGACTTGCCGGTCGGTGTGAACGATAGCACTGGTGCGGATCACCTCCGCAGGTTTCCGGCAGCAGCCAAAAAGCAGGAGGCTAAATATGAGCGTACTCCTGTGTCGCATTGAACGATGGGCAGGCTTTTGCTACCTTGGGAAAGTCACGGTGGCCGAGGATTTTAGCCGCTGGGTACTTGGCGCGCCACTCATGCAACACCTGTGAGAGTGCGTCTTTTTGCCCTTGAGTGCGATTGTCGACCGGGTTGCCTCTGCTGTCTACGCCGCCGATGTAGCTGATGTGGAGGCTGACCGAATTGTAGCCGGCCACGCCGTTGCACACGGTGTCATCCGGTGCCAGCGTGATGACTTCGCCGTTTGGTTTCACGACCTTATGGTATCCGGGTGACTTCCACTTTAGATTGGTGCGCCAGTAGTTCTGGATGCTGTCAATGGTCGTGCTGTGCGGTGTCGCCGTGCAGTGAACTACGAGGTATTTGATGGTGCGCATGTTGCCCTTATTTTGTGACAAAGATAAATCACATTTGCCCTGATTTTGTGCAAGGTGCAAATCTGGCACTTCAAGTCATAGTGTAAACTTTTGCAAGAAGTAGCACTTTTCGCTACATATCGCAAACAATCCCACCGAAATCGGTAGAATTAAATCTATAATTCGGCAACCATCCGAATTGGCTGCCACTTTATAGCGTCAACCTATAGGTTTACTTTGCTGCTCTGATTGTCAAGCTATACATTGACTTATGCGTCATAAAAGTAACAATATGCAGCGATTCTGCACCCCATAAGGTACAATGCATTCCTGCGCTCTGCACTTCGCACCCTATCGGGTGCTGGTAGTCGTGAAGGCTGCATCGATGTACTGCTGTGGCTTCTGGCCTTTGTTCGCCCAGACAAACTTCAGCTTCATCCAGTAGCCACCCAACGGCTTCGGCGGTCTGCCCCGCTCAACGTGGAAGCCACCCACTCCGCCTTGGTATTCTTCCTTGTAGGTCGCAGTTCGTATCTGATGCATCGGCCTCTGGCTAATCTGGTAGTTGTTGCGGTTGAGGAACTGCACCATGTTGATGTGGTGGTATAGCTCATGCACGTGTCCCTGCCAAGTGCAATCATAGCCCTCCAGCATCGCCATGATGCGCTGGTCTTGGATTGTGCCTTTGGTCACTGGACCACCGCCTCCTGATCCGTGGTAGTAATGCATCGCCCACCTGTACCAATGGTTCGCAGCCTTGTTCGTGTTGAAGCCAAACAGGATTGCACCACCGTAGCCGCCGACTTGAATGTCGGTGCCGTTCTCGTGGTTCATGATGGTGACAAACATTTGCAACACGTCGAACTCCACATTGCGGATGACGCTCGTTTCGTGGTTGCCATAGCCGATCAGCGCGATGTGCTTGGCGTAAGGCTTGAACCACTGCACCGCGTCGTTTACGACGGCTTGGAGGTAGTTGCCTTTATTATGTTCTGGCCTGATTTCATCCTTGCTCCGCCTCGGATCGCCTCTGCCTTGCATCAGGCAGAAGGTGTCGCCGTTCATGATGATTGGCGCGTTCTTGGCCACCGCTTGGTCGAGGTGCCGTTTCAGCAAGTCCCTGTCGCAGTGTGGGTTGTCCCAGTGCAGGTCGCTAATTAACAGAAACTCCGCCTCCTTCCCCTCGCAGTCGAAGGTGTGAACATTCGCTGCGTGTCGGGTTATTTTCATGGCTATGGTTTGGTTGGTGTCTTGAGTAGCTTCAAGATTCGCACTTCCAGCACCTCTGTGATTTTAACGCCTGAAAAGCCAACGATAAACGCAAGGCCGTACTCGATGTTGGGTGCAGAGATGTTGAGGATGCCGATGATGACTGGCGCGATGTAGGTTGCGGAGAGCGTGCCTGAAAGCACCGCCACCAGTTGCAGCTTCCAGTTCTTCATACGAGGCGCAAGCAGGAGCGCACCTGCGAAGCCTGCGATTGTGAGGCCGATGTTGATGCCGATGGATTTCAAGAAGTCTATCATTTGTTTGCGTTGTAGTCTGCGGTGTACTGGTCATCCCACCCGAGGAAGGTATGCACCCCGACAGGCGGAGGCCAGCACTCGTACGGCAGGTAGTCGGCTTGCGGCTCTGCGTCCCAAAGGATGTCGACGCAGTACGCACCCTCTATTTCACCCAGCGGCACTGCGAAGCCTTGCGGTACTGGTAGCGCGGTATATGTCGCCTCGTTGGGAAAGGCGTATTTGCGGAAGGTAGCCATTTATAGTCGGGTTAATTCGGCGAGTTGGTCGTTAGATAGCCGCGTGGTGTAGAGTGCGGCGGCGCGGATGCGGTCGTTGAGGAAGTTCGCACTACTGCCGTGTCCAAGATGAATGGTATTTGCTGCAACTACGCCACCACTTGTGTCTGTGCCTATCTGTGTGCCGTTGATGTATAAAACGTAGTCATCTAATTTATAGCCAAACGCTATTTTGTAAATTCCTGCGGATGGTATTGTATATGTGATGTTTACAGGGACATTATCTGCAAGTACAACATAGCCTTGAAACCCATTGTTTGCGCCACTTCTAAAAGCCGCAATTCCAAATCTATTAGAGGCATCCAAAAACAACTGCACAATAGTTTGGTTTGCCGTTGAGAAATTCCTGTAATCCACCTCCGCATAAATCGTCCCCTCGGTTTGGCCTATCAGCCCACTCACGAGCGCACCCGATGCGCTGATGACGTCGGCGGCACGGCTGACTGCGGCGACAGTTGTGGGGATGTATGTGGTCGCGATGCTGCCTGCTTCGACTTGTGCGCCCCATAAGTAGAAACCATCTACTCCGTTGCCAGTATACGCTCCTCCACCTCGCCCATATACAGACGCTGTTGTGCCAGCTGTAGAATCATAAACGCTGCATCGATACCATCCATTGCCGTAATTCTCAATTCTCGCAGAAGTAACTGTAATGTTGCTGATAGTTCCGCTAACCAAATTAAATTCAGCTCTAACAGTATTGCCTCTTAACCATAGACTGATAACAGACTCCTCGCCAGCCTTTGCAAATATACTAAAAGTGTAGGCGGCACTTGCAAGGCCTGACCTCTGAATGGTGTGAGCTACACCGCTTGCGGTTGTTGCGATTATTTTGTCAGCATTCGTTGTTCCGTCGGGAGCGGTAAAAGCAGCCGTTGTTCCTGTTGAAACTGTCATCCCACTTTTGGCCCACACAGCGTTGTCAAATTCCTCGGAGTATGACAACACATTCTGCCCACTCGCCTCCACCAACAACCCAGGGCACGATTGCCCAAGCCAGTCAATACGAGGCACTCCCGATGCGACGCTTTCAATCAATCCGCTGCTATTGACACGCGTTGCCGTCGTGTTGCGGCTTACTGTGAACCGCATCGTGCTGTCCTCCGCCACAAATGGAGGCACGTCTTGGTAGAGGTTGCCCGCCTTGTAGAATTGCGGCACGATCAGCAGCGACGGCGTCGACGGCAGTCCGTCAGTGTAGACATCTTGACCTCTCGACACCAAGCAACTGCCTGTGCCAGCGTTTTCGTCTTCAACACTCGCACCTGCGCCCTTCGCGCCTTCAAGCGCCGCCGACCACTGCGTCTTGTAGGGATTCGTGCCGTGCTGTGCTACGAACGGCAAGCCGTAGCCAATGCCTAATGCCATTATACCGCGCTTACGATGGTTACGCCCTGCATCGTGTAGCCAATGACGCTGCCTGCGTTCAAAGTCACCGCTGCAATTCTTCTGCCATTGTTGGCGGCTATAATCATTCCCGGACTAAACGCCTGCCCCGATGCAAACGATCCAATACCGCCGGCACTGACAGCAGTCATCATGTTCGTGCCGTTGCTATCCGTAAGCGTCGTGAACTTGGCTTCTTGGTTGACGATCAACACGTCATAGGTGCGACCTGTGACCGATGAAACTGCGCCAGCGCCGACTGCCAGCACTTCGGCAGCCATTCCGCGCCCGAGTAGCGCATCCATTTGTTGTCCTACGTTCATTGTCTTATTCTTTAGATGTAAATATCGTTTTGCCTAATTCTATGCAATTCTGCAATCGTGTTTTAAGTCGTTGGTATTTGGCAGACGTTGCGGCTGAATGGCAGCTCAAAAACGACCGTTGCCTGCCATCCTGCGACCTTGTCATCTCGCGCCTCTACGAACCGCGTAGCACTCACCGCGCCGGTGATTGTGTAATCGCGGTCAGGATCATCGGTGAACTCCGCGACGAAGTCTTGCATGATACGCAACGTGTCACTCAACACCTCATCTTCATTATCCGTCCACCTGTACCGCACGTCACCGCTTATGGTCGCATCCAGTCCACGCAGGTCTGCAACGCGATCCATAACAAGGACGCTGACGCTTAGATTGGTTGCACCGATAGGCATTGACGCACTCTGCGCATCGACGAACAAGAGCGGGTAGATAACCCTATCCCTGTCTGCCGTCCGTAGGTTTATCGTGTTGTCCGTGCCTATCGCCAGCGGATCGCCGAACCCCACCGCGTTGATCTGCAGGTGCGACTGTGCGAAGGCTATCAGGTCGTTTTTGATTGTCACCCAACTGCTCATAGAATTTCTTTAGTTTGTTTACATTTTTCGAGTGCGCCATCAAAAGTAGTTGCGTCGGTTTTCAGGGTAGTCAAGCGGATCGCGATACCGCCCACGTCTGCCCAACACCATTCCAGTCTGGTACGCACTGTTCGCTGGGTAAATCGTGTCGATAGCCGTTGGTGGGTTGTCAAACAATGGAAACAGCGTGTGATTCTCTTGAAGGTAGCGCGTAATCCTCTCGGTGTACCACTCCGCGTCATCGCGGCTTTTATCCATCAGTCGCGTCATCTCACGTTCGCTCATTGACGTTGATTCCGTGCTGCTCCTGCGATCCATCCCTTTATTCATGAACTTAAACGCCAAAACCATCGGCAGTTCAAAGTACATCCACTGGATGATCGCAGGTTGAATGTAGGTCTGCATCAGCGTCGTGTTGTTCGCCGATAAAGTACCGGCGATGACCTGCGTCACGAGTTCCGCGTATAGCGCCGATCCCACCGCTGGCTGAATGTGCATCTCCTGCACTTTGACAATGGTAGGGCGCAACTGCGTGTAGCTTACGTTCTCGCTGATGACCGAATTTTCGATCAGCGTATTTTCAGATATGAATAGTGCCTTGCTCATTCGACGATTCTTTCAACTTTTGTGCCTTTTTTGATTACCAACTGCTGCACCCACATGTGCCGGCAGCTTGGCCGGTGCCTGCCATCTTCCAGCGTCAGCCAGCCGCCTCTGCGCTCCCAAACGCTATATCCCATCAGCGCCGTTAGCTGGTTGATGTCATCGCGTGTGTATAGCCGTGCGCTGCTCAAGTCCATCATAACTTGACAAAACTTGCGGCTTTTGTCGTAGCCCTCTGCCTTGCTCAACCCACGATATTCAGGCCTCCAGTCATAACGATAGCGCACCTCGACGATAGGTTCAGGCACTTTCTCCTCTTTGGTCGCCTCACCGATACCGCGCTTCAATGGGTACTTGTTGACCTGCAATAAATACTGAATCCGCTTGCGTATGCGAGCCTTGCTCACCCCGAACTCCTTGGCCATTTCTTCCACCGTGGCATCCTCGCGTTTGCGCCTATATTTTACGATTTTGTCATCCAGCGCCTTGTCTTCATCGGAAACGGCAAACTGCATGAAGAACTCCGCCTCGCCGTATTCGTTGAAATCGAGTTCGCGCTCTTGAAGCACCTCGAAGCTCTCGCGCGCCTCACCGAACTGCTGGCCTACCTGCGCCAAAAACTCCAGCTCATCAGCTTCATCGGTGAACGCCTGCTCCTTTACGCCCAGTAGCTGGTCAACCTGTTCGGCGTTGAGGCCGAAGCCAGCGGTCAGCATCGTGCGTGCCTGGTCGAGCGTGACCTTTCCCTGCGAGTAGTGGCGCACAATACGCATCAGGTTTTGATACTGCCTGCCTGAAAGCGTCTTAATAGCCTCATTAACGCCAGCGGTGGCCTCTACGACAGTTTCTCCAGCATCAGGTGTTGGCGTGCCAGTCGCCTCTGCAAGTGGCTCATAGCCTGCCTTTTCGCGTAATTCGTCCTGCGTCAAAATCTGCATCAGCGCCTGTTCCGAAAGCTGCTCGGTGATTGGATCAAAAGGCTGCAAATACAGACACTCATATCCGTTGAATGACGTGAGGTAGTTTATCATGCGCTCGACGATCAAAACGCGATTCATGATGTAGGTGTTCTTGAACAACTCAAACGCCTCTGCTAACTCCTTGCGCCCTCCGAGCTGCCCTTCGGTTCTAATGCCGAACAACATCGGCGAGGTGACGTTGTGCGCAACGAAGATTTCTTCCTGTATTTGTTTGTTCAGCAAATCAAACTGCTTGTCAAGGTCGCTTGGCGTAAGCGACTGTATGCTCGGCGCGTTTTCCTTGCCTGTCGAAAAGGTCAGCACAAAGCGCCCTGCGTTGTTTGCGCCGCTGAACTTGTTGCGCATCTGCCTCTCTATCTCTTGTTTTTCCTCGTCCGTCGGGATGCCATCAGCGAAGTTGATCATCTGCCCACCCCAAAACTGATTGCGGATGTTGCTGATGTGAAATTTAGCGATCTCAACGTCGCACTCGATGTAAGCCAGTGCGCCCTGATAGTTTGGCAGTGGGTAGTGCTTGACACCTGCTGCGTAATGCCTGTAATAAAATAGCTGCTTGCCGACGCGGTTATTCGGGTCAAACTTAGGCATGCGCTCAACTTCCGCCCCTTTCGGGTACTGGCGGATCATGCGCTCATCATACCAATCGGCAATCAGAAACATCGTGTCATCGAGCGACACGCGCACCTTCTCAAACGGCACGTGTTCAATAAAGGCGATGCCGCCGCCCCTGTTCCACGTGACTGCAAGCGCGAAGCCGTTGAACAGCTCAAGGTCTAAAACGAACTTTTGCGTCAGGTCGTTGAGGTCATCGTCTTCGTTGACGTCAGCCATGAACGCCTCCGCCTTTGCCTGTTGCGCAACGGTGGTCTTATCCGCATCCACTGCCCAGCCTTTGCCGGCGATGTAGTTGCACTTGCCGTTCACGATTGCGTTGTGCTTCGCGCTTTTCTTGTATATGTCGAGTAAGTAATATGGGTAGTCGTTCATCTCGCCAAACGTGTACAGGTCGTTAGCCTTGCTTTGCAGCATCAAAGGGTAGCGATAGTCCGCCTGTGGGATGAAGCTAAAATTCAGTTTAGTCATAAGAAACGTAGTCGATCGTGTTTGTTGTACTCGTGAAACTGCCCTCCGTCGTTTCAATCATCGCCAATCCTGTTTCAAGGACACGCGGATTCGTCGTAGGTAGCAGGAAGCGACGCATAGCACGCGTATAGCGGTTGGAGGTGTTGCCTTTGCTGTGCGTGCCTTGGTTGCCGTTATTCATGTCAACCGTGAACGCCTGCGTCGCTGATGCCTGCGTCGATGACCAATAGGTGTGGTTTGCGAAGCTGCCAAGACCATCGCTGGCTAACTCCGTCCACATCATTCCTAACTCCTCCAGCGAGGGCAGGAACCAGTCGCTAAATCCGTTTAGCACCAGTTGATCTGCCAGCCTTGCGGCGATCCCTGCCGTTGCGCAGGTCGCGACAATCGTGGCGGTGTTGATGACACCTTGGCCAATCGCTTCGGGTGTTGCCCCTTCAAGTATTAACGTCCCTTGACACCCCCACGGCGCGCTGGTCGACTGATCCGCTCCGGCGGTGATGTATGCATAGCCGCTGTCGGTGAATGTGTATAAGCCGCCCTGCACAATGTCACCAGCGGCGTAGGTTGCTGGGTTCTCGGTGACCTCGTAGCGATACTGCCCTTTGTCCAATGCGCCCAAGGTAAACGCGAATTTGTCGTACCTGCTCTCGTAGCTACTAAGGTTGTCAACGGCGTTGATGAATACGTCCGTAGCGTCAAGCGTTGCAAGGTTCGTCAGCCGCAAGCGGTAGACCGTCGCACTGTTCGCCCGCTCTGTCCACGTCACGGCTATCGTGTTGCTTTGACTGGCCTTGAGGTATAGCATGAAGTTCTTTTATTGAAATATCCCTTGCAACGTTTTTGTACAAATTGAATCTGCGCCGCGTGATCTCATCAATGTCCAGTCGCTTCTGCATCTTCGCCGTAAGCCTATCCGCCATCTCGCGAACCATCGCTGGCTCGTTGATCATTGCCTTCATCGACTTGTACCACTTCTTCGGTTGCTTTTCGTCAACCAGTACGCCATCCCAGCCATCTTGGATGCAATCAGCATACATGCAGACGTTGCTGGCGATGATTGCCTTGTTCATCCACGCAGCCTCGGTGACCTTCAACTCCGACTTCAACCTGTTGAATTTGTTGTCGCGCAAGGGCGCAAGGGCAACATCCACGAAGTTGTAGCCACCAACGTAGCTGTAAATATCCGCCGCCTGAATACGTCCGTAGTTGTTGTTCTTACCCTTGTTGCTAAATACCTGCTCATACTGCTGATAAATCGGGTTGCCTTCATTCCATCCGGCTAAATACAGCATGTAGCGACCTTCCAGTGAAAGGTCATCGCAGAGGCGCGACAATGGCAGCTCCAGCAAGGCTACGTCCTCTGTGTGTTGCGCCGCGCCGAAGTAGCCGAAGCGTAGGCGCTCGCTCTTGGTAGGTTGCGGCTTGAATTGGTCGTACAACAGATGCGGCACGTTCTCGCAGATTGTCACGTTGCGGTTGAGCTTGACGATTTCATCGCGGAGGTACGTCGTAGTCGTGATGACCGCATCCGCAAGCTTGACGTGTTCGGCGACAATCGCAGACATGTTCGTGTCGTGGTAGTGCTTGTAGAAACTGTGGCCAGTGCCAAGATGCCAATAGTCATCCATGTCAAGAATGATCTTCGCGCCGTACTGGCGCAGAATGTCAGCGACAGGCTTGACCGCATCCAACGGTCCTGCGATCCAAGTGCGGTTGTACAGGAATACGTCGATAGTCCGCAGCTCTTCATCGCTCATGGTGCGCACGTCAGCGATGCTCACGAACTCGGCCTCGCTGCCGAACATCTCATGGACACGGCTGCTTGGCATCTCCAAGCGATAGTAGCTGCACCCGGTGGGATGCTGATTATAGACGATACATACACGCATAGAACAAAGTTAGCCCAAAAAAAAGAACCCTGCGCCACCATTCGCAGGGTTCTCCAACCAACCAAAACTGATGCTAATATACGCTATCCTTCGAGCGTTTGTGTCGATGAGGTGACAGCGTTTGCCGCGGCAGCCGTAACCTCAACGCATGGCTCTTCTTCCATGCCAGTTAGCGTCAACTCATAGCCGCTTCTATCACCCATCGCCGTACCTGTCTGCGACGTTCCAGCACTTACTTCGATGCCGTTGTTCTTGCCAAGTAGCCAATACTTGCCATTTCTATCTTTTACGATAGCCATCATGCGCGCAGTAGTGACCAGCCTCAACTCGTTGCGTACAGCCTGCTGCAGCTTGTTGATGACAAGCGTAGCCTCCTGCTGGTAAAAGACCGTGCCGTTCTCCGTTGATGCGTTTATCGTTTCCGTGAACTGGCCGACACCTTTCGGCAGTTCGTATTTGTAGAAGCCGCTGACACCTGCACCTGTTGTGCCGCTGCCAACGCTTCCAGTTATCGCTGTCACCTGCGATGACGCGTTAGTGACTATGCTTGTAACCGCCGTGAATGGCGCAAGCCTAATCTCCGTGATGCCGCCCACGTTGTCGCGGCATCCTAATTTATATCCAGTTGTTAAGGCGCAAGGCATATCTATTTCGTTTAGTTATTGACAAAAGAAAAGAAGCGGGGAGGGTTGCCCCTCCCCACGTCATCAACCTGCAGGTGTAGTCGCGTTCGACGCCTTGTACAACACCATCTGCTCTGGGAAGGCGAACTGTACGCCGTACTTAAACGCAGCTTGGAAGCGCACTTGGTCGTTGTCATACGATGCCCAAATGCGGAATTGATCTTCGTCGCTCAACAAGTCTGTGCCGTAGTACAGGTTTTCAAGCGAAGTAGCAACGATCCTGCGCGTGTTGTTCATACCGTTCACCGCAACGACTTTCAGGTTCGTGCCGGGGAAGAACATCTCACCACCGCCAAGCTGTCCGAGGTCGCCTTGGAATAGGTTAACGCTGACCAACTTGTTAGCTAACAAGCGATACACGTCCCAGCCGCAAAAGGCAACAAGGTCAGGCTTGCTCACGATTGCGACGGGGATGTTTTGGTAAACGTTCTCAAACGCTGAAACGATAGTCGCGTCGCTAAATGCAGCACCGGCCAAGGATGACACAATAGAGGCTGATGCCGTAGTCTTCTCCATCAGGTGCAAAAGGCCTACGGTCTTGTTCAAAGTCGCGTCACCGCTTATTGATGCAGACGAGCCTGTCCATCCTGATGCGCCTGTCGCCGATGTTGACTGCCAAATAGCAGTTTCGATGTTGGCGGCAATCTTCTTGGCCTTCTGCGTCGCAAACGCCTGCTCAAATGGCACACCTTCGTAATTGCTTCCTTGCGAGAGCTGTGTGGCAAGCCACTTGGTTTCCAACTCGCGAGGGCACAACTCCTCTTGCACCTTAACACGAGCAACGCTGATAACGCGCTGGCTGAATGACGTAGTGCCGCTGGCTGCCCACGCACACGCGGTAGCTGATTGAAACACAGCGTCGGTGTCCATAAGGTTCAACGCCTCTTGATTTTTCACGCCCACGCGCTTCTGCATGAGCGACTGCGTTTTCGCGTCGAAAACGGCAGTGGTCAACAACGGGAGCTTATTCTGCTCGACGTAGTCTGTTAATCCTCCGATTGAAAATGACATAGTTTATTTTTTTAGGGTTTTTAGGGTTTCATTCAATTCTGCAATTCTGCTGGCGCGGCTCATCTTCACCGACTCCACAACAGCGTCACTTGCTCTCTTCTTCGGCGCAGCCGTAGGCATCTGCGCCAACGCTGACAGTGCCGTGTCAATAGTGCTGAAACGAGCGGCGTTAGCTTCTACCTCTCCGCCCATCTTCGCCATTATCTCTTCAACCTTTGCGGCCAAGGCAGCGATAGCCGCCTCCATAGCTTGCATACGCTCTTCATGCGGATCGGCGGGTGCGCCTTCGCCTTCGGGTGCTACTTCAATCTCTACCTCTTGCGCCTCAACAGCTTCGGGTGCAGCTGGTGCCGGTGCAGCGTCGCCGATCTCAACGATCTTGCCGCCCTCGGTGGTCACCACGCCAACTTCGGGGATGCTATGCGCGCCATCAGGTGCAGGTAGCAACCCCTCTTCGGTCACGACGTAGACCAACGTGCCAACGGCTAACTCGCCATCAACGCGGATCATCGTGCCATCTTCAAGTTTATAGTCGCTGAACGCCAACGGCGCTGCGGCTGGCGCTGGTGCAGCACTGAAGCTGCGCAACACGCGGGTTAACTCTGAAATTCTATCTGATAGGTTCATAGTGTTAAATATCGTTGGGTTTGATAGTATGCAAAAAACTTTCAAAGGCTTCGGCAAACTCCGCCATCGCCACCTCTATCTCGCTATCCGTTGGCTGCATCCCGAAGTAGCCTTCGATTGAAAAGCCGGTGAACTGGTCGCGCTCTTCCCAGACTTTGTCGTTCTCAACCTTAAACGATCCAAACCAGCTGCCATCCTTCGCATCTTCGTAGCCATTGGGTGGGTTGATGCCGCGATCCCTGTCAATCAAGTAGCTCTCAAACATATAGACGCCATCAATGGCGGTGCTATGCTCTGCATTCACGTTGTGCTGGTTGCCTTGCTTGAAATATTTCTGCACCATCTTGCGGATGGTTTCCTTCTGGAAGATGACGTAGTACTCGCCCCTCGTTTTGTCGCGGCGGATGATCGGCGTATCTGCCAGCATCAACGGACCTGTGAGCACGCGTTTCTCGCCTGTTTCGGTGAACCGCATCTTTTCTTTACTGAAAGCCTGAAATGGCCGCTCAATGGCGGGGGATTCAACGAGCGCGACGTAGCTGACACCTTCGTCAACTTCGTCAATGGTCATCAGGTAGACTGGTAGTTCCATATTGTCAAATATCATCAGTTGGCCAACTGTGCAAATTCGCTGATCCTCCGCAAGCGGCCTGCTACTGTACGCACGTCACTCTCAACCACATAGGCGCGCATACCCTGCCCTTGCCCTTGCCCTGCCCCTTCATTCGGGTTGAGCAGCTGGCTGTTTGGGTTCATCGCCCCTGGTGCGAAGCCTCCTGTCGTTGGTGGCGCTGATGATCCGCCGCCGCCATTGCCTGTCCCTGCCGATGGCGACTGAAACGTTTGCTTGCTGATTTGCTGCACTCGAAGCAATCCTGCCGCCGTAGCCGCCGCCGCCGCAATGGCCGCTCTTATAGGTGCTGATGGATCAGGTATAGATAGCTGCGACCTATACGCCCCTTGTGCCGCGCTATATGTTTCAATCAACGTCTGCGCGATAGACATCTTCTTGTTGATCTCAAAAGCGCGACGCTGTGCCCTTTCGCTCTGCCCTGCAAATAGCGACGATAGGTTGCCGAGCATCTGAAACGTTTTAGCGGCAGTATCAATCTTCATCTGCTCCAGCCTTTCTTCCTCCTGCTGCATGCGCCGTTGCAAGTCCAGTTGGTACTTTATGCTTGTGCCTCGCTTTTGCAATTTGGCATCTTCATTGCTGCGAACAGTCGCTAACATTTTATCTAAATGCTCTTGCAGAGTGATCTGCTCTGCCCTGTACTCCATCTCATTCTCCTTCTTCCGCTTTTCAAAGTCTGCTTTCGCCTGCAATGCCCTTGCCGCTCTTGCATCTTGGATGATTTTATTCTCCTCGGCAATCTTGACTTTTAGCAACTCAATCTCTTGCATGTATTGTAATTCAAGGTCGCGCTGCGCTTGCGTTGAGTTCTCCTTCATCTGCACCCTCAACACGGCAAGGAATGACAATGACGTTTGCAGGTCACGCTCAAAGCGCGCCATTCTAATCTTGGCGATCTGCTCTTCAGTCGCGCCCTCTGCCTTCAACTTGCGCTCGTAAAGGTCAAGCATGTTGACCGATTCAAATAATGACTTATTCAAGTCCTTTTGCGCCTCATTTTGGTCATCGGTCTTGCTCGTAAATCGCATCAAAGCTTCAATCGCAAATCCTAACGCAACTACAACCGCACCAATGCCAGTGGTTACCAATGCAATCCTAAACGCCTTCATCGCCCCTGTGCTTGTCCCCACTGCCAGCGCATAGGCACGCTGTGCCGCTGCGTTTAGGTTGACCATAAGCGCCGAATCTTTGTTAAGCGCATTGGCGACAGCCGTAGCGCCATTGACTAACGCCAGCGCCGCCTGCACCTTCATCATCGCCTTCTGCACATCCTCGTTCTCCTCGCCGAACAACGCCGCCGCACCCTGCGCAACGGCAAAGCCGCCTGCGATGCCTTGTATCGCCGACGTAAACGTATCCAGTGTCCGCGTGTCAGATGCCAACACCTTAACCTGCGCGCTCGTGTCGCCAATCGCATCACGCAGCGATCCCGCCTCCGCTGCCATCTTGCGGAACTGATCCGTGTTCTTCTGCCCTGCCGCCTCAAGGTCAAGCATCTGCTTCTGCAGGTCACGGAGGCGCGCCTTCGCCGACTGCGTCGCCTTCTGGGTGTCGTCCTCGGCTTTGACCTTGACGGTGATCTCTTTGTCTACATCTGCCATTACTTGCCTTTTATTGGGTTGACGATTTGTGGGTAATACTCACCTTGCACCTCCGCATTTAAGTTGTAGTTGCCGACAGGATTAACCGACTGCGCGCTGAACTCCGCAAGGTTTAAGATGCGGCGAAGCGTCACTCGGCACATGACGTTCTGCCCAATCCTGTAGTCTTTAATCTCAAGCAGCCGCCACCTGATGCCGTGCCAGTAGACAGGAGCGCGGAAGTCGAGCGTAGCGATGTCGGTGACCGTCAGCAGGAACGTCGCCTCAACCTGCATCGCCTCTTTACTCGCAATCTCCTCGATGTAGTTCTTCCAGTACGTGTTGAAAAGGTTGTTGTTCGTGTACGGCGTGAACCCTGCCTGACCATCCGGCAAGGCGAAGTAAATCTGCCTTGGCATACCAAACGCCAAGTCCTGACTTGGGTTGTATGGGTTGTCAACGTGGCCGATGTATGGCAACGTATCACCACTCACCCAGCTGCTTGCCGCTGTCTTGAAGCCATCAACCCAAAGCCATGTTTCAACGCTGCCACTTGGCGATGGCTGCATCTTAACGTAGTTGTACTGCGCCAGCCTGTACCCTGTCTTCATCGTCCGTATGCTGCCATCGGCCTCCACATCCCACGTCCTGCCCATTACGATGTTTGTGCGGTATTGCGCTGGGATGACCGTCGCCGCCTTTGTTTCGATGACCTGCTCGCCACGTCCGTAGAAGTTGTCGGTGTCATATTGCCGCGATCCGTATCCTGTCTGCCATGTGTTGCGGTATTGCTTGGACAACGCCTCGCCGCCATCGCGGTACGCAAAGGTGAAGCGCTTGCGCAGTTCAGGATCGCCGCATACCATCGTCATCTCTTCGTTTTCGTCGGACTTCTGCGACCAATCGACGACAGGCTCGGAATAAAAGTCACCCCACGGCTCAATGTAGATGAGAGAGGGATCTTGCGGCGACTGGTAGAAGTATAAATTAAACATCTTCTGCAAATCAGCAAGGAGGTCAATCTGCAAGGTGTCGGCAGGTAGCGCCGTGCGCATGTCGATAGATTGGCCAACTCGACTAAATGTTTCCAGTAAGCTAATCTGAACTGTCGATGCGTTTAACGTCAACCCTGCCGTGTCCGAACTGACTGTAACTTTTAGCGTTTGACTTGGGCTAAGTATTAAAGTGCGATCTAAAGACAGTCCTCGTGAAAAAGCACCGATAGCTTGAGTGTATGTTATATCATCGCCATAAATGTCTTTCAATAAATTGCCGCTGCTATCTCTTGCGCTAATCACCAAAGTTGTTGTTCCGGATGCACCAGTAAATAACCCTTCAAACCTAAATTGATACTTACCTGCATATTGGCTGCTGGCCGTAAAAATGCCATTTGTGGTGTTAAACTTGCCATCGTCGCCGTTGAAGAATGGATCGCCAGTTTGGTCAAAGATGATCGTCTTTTCTTGCGCCGTATCCCATGTAACCTCTTCGCTGCCAACATAGCACTTATTCGATCCACTCGCATACGCGAAAGCGTCGCCAGCGTAAGGGATGACCATACGCTCAAACTCCTGACTGTCAAAGAAAGCCGACTGATAGCGATATCCGTGCTGCGCGAAGATCAAGTCAACCATCTTTTTTACCCAGATGTTTGGCCGCATCAGCTCAATCGGGATCAACCTGTCAAAGATTGGCGTCACCGAGCTGAACAGCGGCGCAAGCGGCCCTAATGGGTTGCTGACATCGTAGCAGTGGAAGTGACCTGCAGCGTCGATGATGCCGTAGACATATCCGCTGCCGTCGCTGAAGGTGTCATCCCAGCTGCCAGTAACCAGCGAAACGCTAAAGGTGTGGTTCATGCCGGTCACGCCGACAGTGTCAACGAGTTTAACGTCAGCCATGTTGCTGAATAGCGCGACCTCCTCGCCGTAGATAGCAACCTCGTAAGTCGCCTGCCCCTTGGTCACGCTCATGGACAATAGCTGCATAGTGCCTGCGAATACTTGCACGCCATCACTCCACACTGCGCACTTGACCTGCTTGTTTGGCGTGAAGCCGCCCACGAAGCTCTGCACGTTGTAGGCGTGGCGGAAGGCCGCGTCGTTGCCCCTCGTTGAGGGCAGCGCAATCGTCTTGCTGAACGCACCCTTGCGCTTGGTGACATCAGCCAAGTCCTGAACGCTGAAAGTGACGGCAATATCCGTGTCGCCCGAAACGTCAAGGTCAAAGCCTGATGAAGGCGCATTGGCATCGGGGTAGCAGACGAATTTCACGTTACTCATAGCGCGGTGTTTTCGTAGCCAACCTGAACGTCAACGCTGATCTGCTGGAGCTTGTCAACGACGCGCTTGCGGATGTTGTAAGTATTGGTCTGCACGACGACAGGCACCAGCTGCGTGCCAAGCTGAATCCAGCACTCGGGAGCGTAAATCATCTCTTGAAGCCAGCTGAACTCCGCATCGGTAAGCCAGTCGCTGTTCAGCGTGTAGGTGTCTCGATACGTCACCGACCACTGCTTATCGTACTGGTCATCTCCGTAGACACTGGCGTTGTAGCCGTATGTCTTTCGGTCGACATCCACCCGCTGCCTGTTCATACGTGTGAAGGTATAGCCATCAACGCCGCCGTACATATTTCGGAAGAAAACACGCAGGTCGTTGTAGCGCTGGCAGTTGTCAATGACGTAGGTGTATGCAGCTGTGCGGCTGAACTCGCTCGCATTCCCGCCTGCCGTGTTGAACGTCACCAAGACAGCAATCTTGCCGCCATTGGCCGGGAAGTTAACGCTACCGGCGCTGCCATCGGAACACTGCGACGAGGTTAGGTTGTAAAGGCCATAAGGCCCAGCGTTTATGATGTTGCTGATAGTCGACGTGCTTCCAGTGACGAGAAAAGCTGCACGCGGCGTGCCATCGTCGTAGGTGACGCGCAGGGCAAGCCCTGACACGTTGGAGAGTACGCCGATGAAGTCGCTCTCACCCGATCCAAGCGTTGCCGTCACCGGCCTGTTGCTGAACACCTTGACGGCTGGCGTGTCACCCGAAACTGTCGCAGCTATGTACGCGCTCGGCGAATAGGCCGCGTAGTCCTGCTGCCTGAACGCCGCCTGCCACGCGATAAGCGACGCCGACGCAGTGCCCCCTGTCGCCACCGTAGGCGGTGTGCCGAACTCCTCGCGGAAGGTCAGGTTGGCGTTGACAGCATAGCCGCCATCCTGCCAGCCGCTCGTCAGCTGTGGTATCTTCGGCGCAATCAGTGTTTCAACGACCTTGCTCACCCCGAAGAAGCCGTTGCTTGTCGTCGGCAGCTTGTCGCACTTCAAGCGCGCAGACGAAAGCGACCCCGACACGTCGCAGACATAGCGGAAGTTGGCGGATGCGGTGTTGTTGCTCGACACGACCACGACATCGCTGTTGCCGACAGGAAGCAGCGAAGGAAGCGCGGATATAACTGTTATGCTCATACGTTGATTGAAATTGATATTTCCTTGCCGACGACCTCGGCGATGCTGCTGACGAGCTCATCCAACTTAGCGTCGCTTAGCACTGGGTTGAGGAATGGCCGCCCCTTGATGCCTCTGCGTTTTATTGACTTGGCGATGTTGTACGCCGCCGCGTCGATTTCGTCAGCAGGGATGCCGAGTGCTTTGTCGATTGCCCACTTGCGGATCGCTGCCACGTGCGAAGGACTTGGGTTGATACTCCGAAAGCTGAACGGCGCACCCCTGTTGACACGCACGCCATTGACACCGTACTCGACGAACTTCCAGTAGCTGGCCATCTCCATCGCTACCTGCGCGACCTTCTGCTCGACAGGCAACTCTGCGAAGCCTACCGATTGACGCAGGTTGAGCGTAGCCTTAGCGTCAACGCGTTCAATGCCCTCAACGGTCAACTTGATGACATCCTGCATCCACCTGATAAGAGCGGCGTTCACCTCAGGAGATCTGGACAGGCTGAACTCCTTAGTTACGTCAGTGCCGACGCCAAGTACGTCGCCCTCTATCTCCGTGGTAAACTTCATGCAGGTAAATATCGCAACGCCGAAATCTATGCACTACGGCATCGCCTTCATCAGCAAGAGCGCGTTCATGAACTCCCGCGCCGGCATGTTGAAGACCTGCTCCATGCGCAGCGGATCTTTTCCCGCCATGCGGTAGACCACGCCCACCCAGCCGTAGTTTGGCTTCTTTACCCCTTGGCCGTTGTCATCTTCTTCTGCTGCTCCGTCAAAGACTTCCGCATAATCGTCAACAAAGGCTCTGAAAGCTGCAAAAAAAAAGCGGCATAACCCCAAACGTCACCCATGTTCATCTGCAACATCGCCTCTGCGCGCTGCTTGTGTCCCTTGCCGTCGTATGCCTTCGGCCACCACTTCCACACCCTGCACTCCCTCGATAGTGTCGCCAAGATCAGATGCAAGTTCTCAATAACGCCCTGCTCGCTGGTCATGTCGTAGGAATAAAGCTCCACGAGCTGCCCCGCGCTGATTTCGTCTATGAACCACTCAAACCGATACCACTTGCCGGCAACCTTAGCATATTGTTTGGCAGCCAGCGTTGATAGCGATTTACTCGCAGCGTTGATCTCTGCGTATCGCTTGTTGACCTCCGCAATCGTCATCTTTTTGACCTGCTCGATTGGCACGTTGTCGATAACGGCAACTACGCCGATCTTCTTGTCGCTGGCCGTGTAGATCGCGTTGGCCTCGATAGATACAATGCGTTGAAACTGGTCGACGGTGATTTTGTTCAATATACTCATGATAGCAGTTTTTGTATTTTCTCAAACGTCGCCTCGCTTTGCGTCCACACACCCAGACCGTGTGAGTGTTCGAAGTTGTGCTTATACCCCTGCAACTCTGCGAAGAACTTGCCAACGTCATGCGGGAAGCTGATCGTGTCGTGAAACAAAACGACGCCATCAGGGTTGAGGAATGGCAGCCACTTCGTGTAGTCGTTCTTGACCGCATCGTAGGTGTGCAGGCCGTCGATGTGCAGGATGTCGATCTTCTTCTCCCAGCGTTTCGCTACGTCGTCGAAGTAGCCTTTGATGAAGTAGAGGTTCTTCATCTTCAACGTCGCCCGGAAGTGTTCACGCAATCCCATAACGTGGTCATAGGTGCTACGCTTTCCTGCGTGTTCGTCGCCTTCAAATGAATCGATGCCGTAAACCTTGCCGTGGCCAAGGACAGCAAAGCAGAAGGTCGAGAATCCGTAGTCAACGCCAAGGTCGACCGTTACCTTTGGTTTAAGCGCGTCGGTTAGGTGTATCGCAAAGTTGCCATGCCCCTCCCACGCCGTCGGCTTGGCAAGGATCATCTGATAGAAGTGTTTGACTGCGTGCATGGTGCAAATTTACTACATGATCACATACCTACCACCGGCGTTGGCTGATAGCTTGTTGAGCGCGACGTAACGCACCGCATCAATGGCGTGGTTGTACCTGTCAATCGGCACTCCAAGCGACGCACCAGTCCTGTCCGTGTCCCAAGTGTAGTTCCTCAACTCCTTGATCAGGTTCGTCGATTCGCGCGTCACCAGTAGCGGCTGCCGCTTTAGGATGTCGATGCTGTTCCTGATGCTATCGGCGCCCTTCGTCGCCGGGTGTATGTTGAAGCCAAGGCGATGCACCTCTTCGATGCTCTTGGGTTCAGCACTGTCCGCGATGATCGGCCACGACCTGCCGATGCCCAGCTTGCGCAGGTGGTCAGCGATGTCTTGGTTGGTCAGTCCGTTTTGGTAGAGTAGTTCGTGCAGGAGGATAGCGCTGCCACGCTTGTAGACCGCAACGACCGCCGTGGGATCGTTCGTATATCCCCAGTCCAATCCGATAGCTACCAGCTTGTCACCAGCGAAGTCGATGCCGTCGACCTGCTGCCAGTCGTCAAAGACCACGCCCTGCAGTGATCCGACCTCACCTAAGCCGTAGACCTTCCACCAGTTCGCCCAGTACGTCGATGTCGCCGCCTTGACCTGCGCCGCTTCGATGTCATCGCGGATCGTCGCTGGCAGCGCCTCATTATCGCGATACGTCAAGACTACCAGTTCGCTATCCGGTTCTTTCAGCACCTCCGTGTGCGCCCAAAACTCCGACACAGGGTTGAAGTCGATGTAGATGGCTTCGCTCGTTCGGATTGCCAGCTGATGGTACGCCTCGAAGTCGATGTTGTTGGCTTCGTTTATGTATAGCACCTGCCGCCGTGCGCCGCGTAGCTTAGCCTCCTGGTCTGCGCTGAAGAACTCAATCGTGCTGCCGTTGGCGAAGGTGTAGGTTAGCAGCGTCTTGTTCCAACCTTCGTCACGCCAGCGGTTCGTCCACTGCATGACCTTGCCAAAATCCTTCATCGCACCACGTCGTAGGTGTGGGATTGATTCAGATACGACGCTGATCTCGGTCTTGGCCTTGGCGGCGATGTTGATAAGCACTGCAAGGATGGCGATGGTTTTTCCGTTCCCCCACCAGTTGCCCAGTGGGGGTCAACATCCAGCAGATGTCCCGCCCTGAATCACCTTCTTCCGAGCGGCCACCTGCCGAATGCGTTTAATTGCCGTTGTGTATTTGAAACTCAATCTAATTGCTTAATCTTCTCAATGTAAACGACCGCATCCATCAACTCCTCCTGTAAGTGCTGAATCCACTCGGCAAAGGTCAGGTCATCGCGTTCCATTGTCGTGCCGTACTTCAACTTGCCCTTTTTCGCTCTTGTCCTAAGTTGGACAACAACGGCATCGGTGATTGCGTCAGTCATTGAAGAGAGGTTGCTCGATTTTGACTTCGTTGTGCTGTTTGTCGACCAAGCCAAGAACGCGAACAGCAATACTGGCGTTGTAAACACCTGCACCGCTGCCTTCAATCATGTCGCGATCGCACGTCGCGCGTATGCGTGTTAGTATGTGGGAGAATTTCTTGTGGTGATCGCTCTCCTGCCTCTCGTAATCGCGTAGGTCGTAGCACCTCCCCTGCTCTGCCAAATACCCCTCGAAGCCACGAAACGTCAACGGACGCTCCCTCTCCCGGTACGCACTTTGCCCCTCCTTGCCGACAAAATCGTGCTGCAAGTAAGGTCGCTTTTTCGTTTCCTCCTTATACTCGCAAAACGCCTCCCACATTTCTTCGGGCGTTTCAAAAATGGGCGGTCTTCCTGCTTTATTCATGCCTCCATGTTTGTAACGATGTCAATGATCTTTTCTATGACCGCGACCTTCGCGTGCATCGCGTTGGGTGCTGTGCTGTCTTCGAGTGAATCCAACACGTTTGACAGGTTTGTCAACAGGTGTCCGCGATCCTGCCAATCCAATGCGCGTACGTCCTGTTCAATAGTGATGTCGGGTTGTGTCTGCATGTCAATCTTCGTTTAGTTCACCTAATTCTCGTAGCTTGTTTCTGCTCCATCCGAGCGCAGCCTTGCCGCCCCAAAGGAGGTAGCTGATGTATCCGCAGTCGCTCGTTGAGTCTGCATTGTTGTAGTATGTTTCTGCGCGCGATAGGTAGCTGTGCATGCGCTTGATCGTTTCAACGCTGATGCCTTCGCCCTTGGCCAGTTGCTGCGCCCTCACCTTGCCTGTCTGCGTTGCGCACTTGTTGCCGTTGCGCTCGTTCAGCTCGATGCCGCGCTTCGCGTTGTTGCGCACACCCTCGCCGTAGTCTGCGTAGGTGTCAGCAAAGGCGTTGCGGTCTGCCTCCCATTGCCTCGCACAGACGAGGTAGCGCTGCTGCTGGCTGGGAAACTCGCTGGCAGTTTTGTCATCACCCATGCATCGCTGGATGAAGTCGGTCTTGCTTTCGCTGTCTGTTGGTTTAGGTAGTGGCATAGTTGTAAATATCATTAACTCGCAAATCGTGCGCGTGATTCCTGTGCGTCTGCCATCATTTCCTGTAAGCGCGAAACGGCGCATGATCCACACCACCAGTTCGTCCGTCCATAGCCGTTCGCGTTGGCGACGTTCTCCAGCATCGACACCTCGCCCGGTGAGAGCGACATCGTCTGCGACGCATAGTAGCCGTCAAGCTTGTGCTTCACCGATAGCACCTGCATTGCTTCGTCAAGTGTCATTTTTCGGAAAGTTTAATGGTCAGCACCGTCAACCCGGCAGCCGATAGGCCGACAGGTATGGCAAGCAGCCAAGAAAGGCTGGAGGCTGTGATCGTCAGAACTACGCCCCACCAAAAGGCGAGGCAGGTCAGGCAGGTCAGCGGCTTGCACCTCGCGTAGCGGTAGTACCACGCTGGCAGGACGTTATAGCGGTTCATCGCCAAGGAAGTCATAGTGGCCAAAAGCAATATAGTAATCAGATCCAAGTTCATGTTTTAGTCGTTGTTTGCAGTTGTTGATTGTGTACGAAATTGATCGCCAAGGTATCTTGGTGAGTCGCTCGATGAGTTTCTTGTTACCCAAATCGAGCCAAAGGAGGAATAGCTGCTTGTCGTACGGGTAAGCGCCGGCTTTTGCCCAGCCATCCATGACTTCGAGCGCCCGGTTAAATATTGCATCAGGCCTTGCATCATACGGCTCATCAGCTGCCTCCAGCTGCTGATCGGCGATTTCCTCGCGCAGTTCATTGTGTCGGAAGTCGCGTTGAAATTTAGAGTTTCGACTTCGGTAAAGGTTGATAGCCATTCGCACGATGTAGAATTTGAGGTAGCCTCCGGCGTGCATGGCTTCGATCTTTTCGGCTGGCTTTTCATAGAGTCTGATGACGAGTTCATGTTCGAGGTCAGGCGCAAGGTCATGCGTAGCAAGCTGCCTCGCTATCTGCCGCAGCTTGCCGCTGGTGTACATCGTTAGTATGATCGTGCGTGCCTCCACATTGGTCGCAAATATACATAGTATCTTTTGGTCTGATGTTGTGCGGTTCGTAGCGCTTAATTTCTTTGAGCCAAGTGTACTTGTTCATGGTCACCTGCAGAATGTAGATGACCTCCAAGCCGTGGTGGACAGTTGAATAATGGCGACGCATCAGCTTGGCTATCTCCATCAACGTCATCTGCATCTTACTGCGCATCAAATGCATGAGGCAGTATCGCGCTTCGGCGACTTCGCGGTGACGGTCTTGGCTCTGCATCTGACGCAGGCCAACGCCGGTGCGCTTTGTTACCTGCTCGGCGTAGTAGTAGAATTCCTTTTGTCTGTTCATTGGTTGGTGGTTGGTTTGTTGATTGCTTTGAGAAAGTCATCCAGTGATCGGACGATGTGGTACTTGTAGCCTGCCGCTTCGATTGTCTCCTGCCATTGCTTTTGTTTGGGCTGCTGCCTCCCGATGACCGTCTTAAACTCAATAGCGATTAAGCCATTGTCGCTTAGATACATCATATCTGCAACGCCGGCCACGACGCCCATATCTCGATTCATGACGGCTCGGACCTTGTTATCGCTATTATTGTTTACCGCGAATAACCGCCCCCGCTCTTCGGGGTAGTTGTTCCAGTGGTAAAGGAAGCACTGTGATTGGATCTTGAATTCTGACAGTTCTTGCATCGTTTTTGAAAGCATTTATAGTATGGTTCTCCAGTATCCTCATTTATTAACTCCGCCTTTTTCCTTGCCTCATATTTCGAATTTCCTGTTTTGCTGATGAGACGCAGCCAATACTCCCCCTCGCAATAGCAATCGCACATTTGATGCAGAACAAACCCCTTCTTCATTCCATCCGGGTTTTGCTTGTGCAAACTTGCCAAGACCTCCAGAGGTATGTCCTTCTTTTTATTCATAATATCAAAACGCACTTTCTGAAGAATTACATCTGGCATGATCTCCTGCGCTGGAGCTTGGAATTTGAATCCGCAACCTGGGCATTCCTTGAAGCTGTTATGGCAAAGATACTCGCAATTCGGGCATTTTTTATGAGGCGCAACACCTCCCTTTGCCGGCCTTTTATCTAAGCTCCATATGCGATCTTCGTCCCACGGACCGTGCGTGTCTATGTTGTTGCCGAAGTCGAGGATGATGAACTTACTCTTCGTAGCTGTCACCCGGCTACCACGACCAACCATCTGCAGGTACAAAGCCAAACTTGTAGTCGCTCGATACAGGATTACGACTTCTGTCTCCGGATCATCAAAGCCTGTCGTAA